GGGGACCAAGCCGGCCTTTCCCGACGCTGAGGCAGAAGCGGCTCCCATATTGGTGTATGTCGTGTTGGTATCCGTCCACGGAACATTCACATACATCTTACCATTTCCGTCAAGAGCTACCGGATAATTCTTCCCATTAGCTGAGTACCCGATCTTAACAAGACCCAGATTATCGCTCGTGGCCTGTGAGTATGTAGTGTTATTGTCAGTCCAAGGGACATTGACGTACATCTTGCCATTAGCCAAGAGCACAGCGTAGTTCTTTCCATTAGAAGCATAGCCGATCTTAACCAATCCTAAGGTGCCGGCCGTGGCTTCATTATACGTTGTGTTATTATCCGTCCATGGAACGTTGACGTAAGCGTTGCCGGACGAATCCAGTTGCACCTTATAGTTCTTCCCGGAAGTCGTATATCCCACCTTAATACCGCCAAGAACGGTAGCGGAGGACGTGGGAGGTGTGAAGGTACTTGGTTTGCCCGTAACCCCTGACCAAGGCACGGAGGAAGCCTGACTGGCCGTGTAAGGCTCATACCCATCCTCACTGTTTAATTTAGACTCGTCTTTTATCAGATACATCTTACCTGTAGACGTGACCTTTACCGTATCACCACTTTGAGCCGTAGCGGTGGTAAGGGCGAATCTAGCCGTATCATTAGCTACCACGACCAATCTCTCCAAAGCCGCCTTAGGTAACCTATCTATGCTGATGGTTCCGGACGCGATCTTAGAGGCATCAAAATTGGCCAATGTCGTGGAGATAGTTACGTTGTCTCCGAAGTCCGATGAGACACTACCGGTAACAGCCCCGGACAGCGCTATGGTCCTAGCCGCCTGTAATTTCGTGGCGGTAGGGGCATTATCCGTCTTAAGAGCATATTTGGTAAGATCAATATCATTAACCTTATCCAAAAGCTGATCTATCCGCTTACCATTGTATTTACCTTGAAAATCTTCCATATCAAACTTATTTTTTGCTCAAATATAGTTATATACATAAATACCAAGAAATCGAGGGGGGGGGAGATACGGGTAAGTGTCAAAAACTGCCGTCCCCGTGCAGGAATCCGCTACGGAATATAATAGCCTTGTCTTTAAGTTTCTGGACAGATTCCCATTCCCATTCACCCTCACAAGGCTTAACGACATACTTATTCCCCCATGTCTTAAACTTCCTCTCTATAACAAACATCTCTGGGTCTTTTAAGACATGGAAGATACTTCCGACAGGGAAATACTTATCAGTTCTCAATATAACTCGATGATGTCTCTCGTCATATTCAGGATCGCCTACGATACGTGCCTTATAAAACTGGAAATCATTTAACGTCTGATCCACTGGCTCTATCCAATAATACCCCTTACCCATTGCAGTTTGTATTTAATTATCTATATTTGCGGTGTAGTAACTCATAATGTTTTAAGTGATTTTCAACCAAAGGGGAAGGGTGTCCGTGAGGATGCCTTTTTTCATTCCCGCCCACCCTACCATGACAAAAAGATCTACCTCGAACAAATGTAATCATAATAAAGCTACGGTCAAAAAGAAACCCTATCGGTATTCTATTGCCGACAGGGTTCTCCAAAGTTATGTTATTGGACATAGCGACATCCCTACCCTCCGGGACGACGTAGGTCATGGAGGATCCGTTTATCTCCACGGTAAGGTCTATCACCCTATCCTGTAGTTGCTGATATTGCCCCATCTGACCCATCTGGGGTTGCTGAAACCTAGGCTCGGACACGTTAACCACATTCCCCATCCTGAACACCGGAATATCGGACGTATCCAGCGTATATACTTGAAATCCTTTCTTTAAGTCTCTAAACATATCTCGATTTTTAAGCGGGAGGGGAATACCCTCCCATTAGACATCCAATCTAACCTATTACTCGTCAACATCCGTTTCCGAAGCTGACGCAGCGGTTGTAGGCACACAGCAATCCATGAGCCTCAATACACCCCTTACCTTGTTGAAATAAACAAGGCGTTCGGTGTTGTTAACCATAGCCGCTCCGGTCACAGCCACGTTGATCGGATTCACCACAGCCACACCAGTTACCGGGCAGCATGTGTCATCGCCTACCGTGGATACAGTACTGTTCGCCGGGACAGCTATCTGCACTGGCAGCGCCTCGCCTGTCGTTGGAACCACCTGCCGGATTTTCAACAGCAGAAGGCCCTCGCATGGAAAGGACAGCCATATCCTTGGGTTGATGCCGAAGATGGTGTTGGTAGTAGTCACTACCACGTTCTTCGTGACCAACTCATAAAGAGACCATATTTTAGAAACACAAGCCATAATAGCCTCCTTCCTTTATAGAGTTAAATAGCGGCGTTTCCGTTGTTGCAGCATCCATTGTTGCACCCACATCCGCAATTACCTCCATAAAACGCCTGACCCCATCCATAAGTCTGGTAAGGAGAGCATGAAGGATAAGCCGGCACAGGAGTAGGTCTCAACTGGCTGATTAAATTCTGAGTTTGTTGCTGAGTTAATGCTGATGCCTGATAAGCGGCTCTTTCATCACGCAAGGCGTCGATCGTATGCTGCATTTCCCTCATCTCCAATTGACAGAACTTATCATTGATCATAACATTCTGTGCATCCAGTTTTGCGGATAAGATATTGAACTGACTCGTTGCTTGCTCACGATTGTTTGTCAATCCCTGATTAATAGTGTTCTGAAGCGTGTTAGTCTGATTCAATGTCTCAAGACGATTCTCATAACCTTGATTACTGATCATCTGCTGCGTAGCGCACGCGTTTTGGTTGATCAACGAACTCAAATTGCAGCAGCAGGAGCTAATCTGGTTACCGATCTCACATCCTTGTTGCTGTACGGCGTTAATAACGGCCTGAGAAGTCATACCTACCTGACCGGCCACCCTATCAATAGCGCCTTGTACGTTACAGATAGCGTTTTGTAATTGAGAGGTAGAACAGTTAAGGGCGTTAGAGATCTGGTCGATAGCGCTTCTGTTACCTTGGATAGCCTGCATCAGTAACTCACGACCATAGTCGTTGTTCAATTGAGCCGGAAGACCGTTAGCGCAACAATCATTTCCATTACCACCAAAACCATTTCCGAATCCACGTCCACCCCATAACCAGAACAGGACGATGATCCACAACCACCAGCCGTTGGCTCCTCCGAACTGGTCTTGGTTGTTACGACCGTTCATCAACGCCGCAACCAAATTCGGGTCCATCTTATTACCACCCAAAAGGCTGGTAAACATACCCGGAATCATAGATAATAAACCGTTAGCGGCGCTACCGCTCCCGGAACCCATGCCGTCTAACAGCACGATTTTGTCTCCACTTGTACCCATGTCTATTTATTTTTGAATTAATAATAACCCCACCTGATGGCGGGCGTTACAAAGTTCAAAAATTAATAATCCTAAGATCGTGATATATGTCACCCTCAAAGCACGTCATGTCATGCAATTGGTATTAATAAGAACCGGTACAAGACAAAAAAATCCGGAACGTATCACTACGGCCCGGATTCATGCAAATCTATAAAATCCAATGTTTCAATGCTCGAAAGAAAACGTCTCACGACGTCAAAGAGAGATTAACTACACGAAAAATCTCGCATCAACTTATTTGTATTAGCAGTGTATTCATTAATTATCTTACTGGATGAGGGATTATTCTCTATCCTTGATAGACGGTTATCGTCACTCCTTACCGTAACGTCACCCATCCTTCGTACCATGTTTTCTTGATATGATGATGGATCGGAGTATATAAGATCATCAACGAACCTGTATATCGCACCATCAACCGTCTCACCTATCTTCTCATATAAGCCGGATTGGAATGACACGAAATCATCATACCTCCCACGAGCCAAGAACGAACCGTCCGGTCTCGCCTCGACACCGCCGTTGACCTCCCGGAGCAGGCCCGGATTCCTTTGGTACAGATACCTATAAAACCCGGCATCCATCATCCTATCCTGTCTATCCAGATAGAAAAGGTTTCTCATGCTACTGTCACCGGACTCGATAGCCACGTCAAACAGAAGATCCCTTACCTGACCTTCCGGCAACGACATCTCCATGCTTTTTAACGTACCTCTGTCATGGTGATTCAAAGATACATTATAAAATCCATTAAAATCAAGGAAACGTAAGACATTATTATATAAATCCGATTTTTTTAACCTTTCCTTGATCTGGATCTTCCTCAACGATGTACAGGATTTGATAAAATCCCGATCCTTTCCCTGCCTAGCCTCGTATCTCCTGAACTCCCGATCAATATCGACATCATCCATCTTAGGGGTTACGGGATGCTGGTATATCAATCTGGTAAGGATCATGTTCTCAGTATTCGAGGATGAGATGTTGGACATAACTAGCTTCTTTATGTTATCCTTGATCACGTCAATATCGGATCGAGAAGCCCCGGCAGGAACCACGCCAGCCGGCAAGTACGAGGGCCGCTCTATCCCGATATCGGCCAACATCTCATAGGCCTGATCGGTGTCGGTTATCGGGGCTGTGTTATGGTACGTATTCCTACCCATATACAACATGCTCCTATCATACATATCGGAAGGGGATGTATTCCCGGACCTTACATACACCATCCTATCACTGGTAGAATAAGTATCCTGAACCTCGTATATCGGATTCCCTTTTCCTGTTATCCTATCAAGATCGGAGATAAAGCTATCGTATACCGAATTGCCGGCCTGTATGGAAGATAACATGACATCCAGCGACGCCATAAGATCACGGATATCCTCCGGTCTGGATATAACCATCTCATCGCTGATCGCCTCGCTTATATCCACGCCCATGTCGGCAAGATCCATAGCTATGTCATACAGACGTCCGGAAACGTCCTTGATGTCCTTAAAATCGTCCATATCGATTATCTCCCTAACCTTATCCCTTAGACCTTTCATGTCCTTAGGCATACTGATATATGGTATAGTATTGTAATAGTGTGAGTCGGTAATCGTATTTCCATCCTGATTCCTAACCTCCATACGGGTCATATTACGATACGTGTCATACATCCTATCGGCGTAATCCTGATCCTCCTGATACCGGAGCGCCAAGGAAGGGTAGGGAACGGAGGCGAAAGCCTGATCGAACTCCCGGAGGTCGCTGATGCCACCTACCGCTCTCATGATCGTATCCCTTACCTCTATTGGATTCAAGACCCTTCTCTTCCCTAACGAGTCATATGTATCCTCATATATCATATAATCATCACCAAGGCCTGACTCGGAGGATAGGAAATACATATCCTTCTCATTAAGATCCCCGTCAGACATAAAATCGACAATCCTCCTCATCATATCCCTTACCCGCTCATACGCCGATCGGTTGGTCATGATATTATCAATCTCATCGGCGTCATACATCCCGGATCGCTCAAGATTGTACCTATTGAGAAATATATCACCGCCGGAGAGGAAATTGGATACGATCATATCATTAAGATCGTTGATATTATCGACTCCCAAGGAAGTAAGAGTGTTATTGATATCCTTAACCTCATCGGCCATGAAATTGCCAGCGAAATAGTTCTTCCGCTTGATAAAGGACATGACATCATCATACCTAGGTTCCCCGTTACTATCTAGGTCATATTCCGATGGCATGGACATCCAATCGCCAAAGAAAGACACGAAGTCGGGGGAGTAGGCCGTACCCCAGACCGATAAGGCCTGCTTCTGGTCGCCAAGCACCTCCATCGCTCTTTGGTATAATCCGGATGGTTGGTTGTTAGGGGCAAGGACATTATCTACCCCACCCTCCTTATTTTTTATAACATAACAAGATCGTCCCATTACTAAATCGTTTTGTTACAAAGATAAACAAAATCCCGCCTACTCTCACGAGCGGACGGGAGCCAAATAACAATAATAACAAACCTTATGTTTCTACTGAAAAGTACAAATCATTTTGCCGATCCTCACGGACAAACAAAAAAACTCAATCCTAAATTATAAAAAATGGAGTTTATCGTTTAGCTAAAATATCTTTATCTGATTAACATATTGATTGTGAATAGGGGTGGAGTCGTATACCCTCCCCTATCTCCTAACAATCTCAACCTGCTACAATAGAAATCAATCCATGACTGACATATTCCAATTTCTTATAAGATATATCTTTCTTATTTTCTCCGTTGATATCACGGATATTAAAAATTCCACGAAGCCTTCTTGCGTAAATAAAGCGTTCTTTACCTTGAAACATCACCTTATCAAACAATCTAAATCCGAAAACCTTAAAAGGAGATTGATTCATCCTTTTATTGCCTCCTTTAGGTGCTTTCATCTTATGAATTTGTCTGTTATGACGACGAACTAATTTCCGTTTGTAATAATATCCAAGTCTCTCGGAGTCAAAATTCCTTGAAATCACAAAAGCGTCGGATACATGGGATTTTTCAATCCCGTGATTTATACGATTATATTTTGTTATGTATCCGAAAGTCATTTTTACGTTTGGATACAAAGATTTTAACTCATCGTATAACTCCCATTTCATGATACCCATAACCGCAGCGTCACGAAGCGACTCACCTCTGTTTACTTTCAATTTGATATTTCCTTTATGAAACTCCTTATGGCAAGTCTTACACAATGTTATCAAATTAGAAGGTGAATCTCCTCCAGTCTTGCGTGACTCAATATGATGGACATTAAGGACAGGATCTTTTGACTTTCCTTTACAATGTTGGCATTTATGCTCATCCCTTGCCAAGACATACTCCCTTACATTCCAAAATCCTAATTGTTCACCTTCCTGATACTCTTTACCTGATATCTCTGGATTCTTGATCTTCTGTGTGTCAAATTGGGCTACCTCAATAATCAGTTTTGAGACAGGTAGTATAGAATATACAAAACCGATAATCCTAATATGAGAATCAATCTTCTGCCGGATTGATGGAGCGATCCATCCTCTCTTCTTTGATTTAATCCTATTCATGAATCTTGGCTTTCTATATCTCAATCTGTACCTTCTAATCTTCCTCAATTCCCTTCTTGTTGATAGAAGATCAACAACATCACTTCTTAGAATAACTTCACTTGCGTAAAGTTCCTTGCTTTTCGTTGTCGCCGACAAACCGACATGTTTTGTGCCTGTGTCAACGCCTAACGTAATCTCTTGCTTATAACCGGTTGTATCATACAAAAGCCTGATTGTAAAAGGACAAAGATTTACCACGGTTGCTTTCTTTGATTTAAGCAATCTTCTAACCTTACCATGCCTCGTTGTTGGCATTAAGGGTCTACCATCTATGTCCTGTACATAAACCATTTACAATCAATAATTCAATAAAATGTTTATTCAACATAAGTCAGGGCAAAACCCTGTTAGTACCCATCGCCAATGTTATTGAAGGTTTTATATAGGCAACACTGGAACCCAAATACGATCCCTGTTTAATCACCTACCTTAGAGCTACGGACTTGGATAAACATCCGTAGGTAACTATATATTCTCCAATAACGTAGCCTCTATTTCAAGACTTAGGCTAATACCCGGCCAGTAAACTGGATATATAAAGCTCAAACATTGTTTAACGTTTTATATATTATTGCAGATATTACTCCACCGATGACTCTCATTTATCTTCTCTCACCATACAAAGCGATTATATCTGATCTCCATCATCATCACCACCTTCTTGATATCAGATAAAGTTAATTTCTTTATCTCCATATTCCTACTATCCATCCTGACGAAAGAGTCCTTGAACTCCCGCTCGGTTATGGCATCCAACCTAAATAGATTGTATTTTATAAGTAACTGGGTTACGTCAAATATCAGGATATTAAGATCAATATCATCCTTCAACTCGTCAAGAAGATCACGCATCATGGCTTTGATAGCATCGGTATCAAGTTCCAGTTTCTCGGCCTCCTTCATCAACTTCTTGATAATACCATTGTGCTCGATTATGATATTAGCGTTATCGTCATCGGTAGGCAGAAGTACATCCATCGTACATTTTATACCAACCTTATCACTAAGCCTTTTATTGAACTCAGTCATATAGTCAAAAGCCTGACTTCTGCTTAAAGCGTATGTATGGTCAAGCAACTGCCTTTGTCTGTTATTGACAAAATAATGACTGGTGTATAACATCATCAAGACCTTCACTCGCTGGATGCGTAGGTCTTGCATAATTTTCCGATGTAAAAAACTATCTAACTGCATAATATAAAGAGTCCCCACCGGGGCCATCACACACCCGACAGGGACCAACTTTTAAATATCTTACTCGTCAGGTGATGGACTGACGCCGCAAAGATAAGTCAAGATATTTTATCTAGCAAGGATTTTCTGCCTCATTTTCTCCGGATACTACGTTACCGTCGGAAACCAAAGACTTGTCCTCGGCCGCCTTCGTAGGCGAGGCGAACTCCGATGGCAGATCCGGCAGGTTAGGGAACGAGACTTCCGTCTCCTCCTTGGATACCTTGTTCTCCTTGATACTCATCCTAAACTTAGGAGCTATGAAAGGATCGTTATTAAGATCAATGTTGATCGTAACGTCATTCATCAAAATATCCTCCTTAGTTCTGGAATCACCTATCCATCCTCTTACGTCAGCGGTCATAGGCATCTGGTTAGCGGCTTTCCTGACAGCTTCAAGCCGGTTCTTGATAACATCCACATCTCCCGCCAACGGAATCATATATGTCTTATTATCCAGCCCGGATCTGGCTATAGCGTTATTAAGATCCATTATATCATCAATACTTACGCCTCCGCCTAGACCCTCCGTAATCCTATCAGCCATCGATCCGATCATGGATGAGAATGACGATATATCCTGATTTTTCAATCTTACGGGGTACAGGTAATTTCTTCCATTTCCTGTCTTTATAGCTACGACCGGGATACGTGAATCTTTATAGTCACCATACTTGTCCCTGACGATAGCCGTACAGAACGGGAATATATTATACTTAATATTATCCCTCATCGTAACCTCCCCGTTCTCTATATACCCTACGCTCTCGACCTTACCAACCGTCTCGTTGGTAAAGTCATTCTCGGATACCATCAACGTGCCATTATCATCACTTACGCTAAAATTAGGTCTTCCCGGCAAAACACTGGTGACTGTGCCTACGAACGGTATATCAATCTCACCCGCAACAGATCCTACATTATCCCTATACAACTCAAAGGCCATACTCCTTAAATCAGCGTTACTCCCTTTTGAATCTGGATCATTGGCTTTTAGTACCGAGACGAAATTTCCGTCGCTATCCACGATCTTAATAACCATATTATCAACCAGCTCTCGGTAAGCCGACTTAGTCTCATCAGAATTAGGATCAACGGCGTTAAGACTATTGTATTTATCATACAGTCCCTTGGTGTATGGATCTGACATATCCATCTTAAACCTTACCATATCACCCTTGCGAAGGCTAGCCGCTGCTTCCTGATTCACCGACTCGTTGTTAGACCCAAACGTATCACCCGTATAATAAGGGACAATAGACCCATCCTGCCCCTTGCGATACACCATGAACCAATTGGAGGTCGATAAGGCGGTCTGCCGCCCCAGTATGACACCGGTAGCGTTCTCGAAAGCCTGAGCGTCATCCTCGCTAATCATCCATCTTGAGTGGTTATCTGACTCTATAACAGTAAATATGTCGGTTCCGTTGGTGAAATCCATCACCCTTCCATCATCAGTATCAGTGGCATCAGATCTTTTAAGCCCAAGACCGTCCATAAACCTGTCAAGTCTCATTCCGCCAACCTCATGATACATGACCCCACCGATCTCTCTCTTTTGGGCCATCAACACTACCGGATTCTGGGCGGCATTGACCTCCGTCCTGCCAGTGGATGTTCCGGGTTCGCTCTCCGTGAGAACATCACCCATAGGTATAGACTTATCGTAATCCTTGACAACCATACTTCCATTATCATACAGCCTCATCCATTCCACGAATTGAAGAAGAGGACCATCGGAATAATTATTGATAATATCAATAGCCTCATTAAGCTTATCATGGTCAACCTCATTGCCATTGTCAGCCTCATTCATAAGATCGTTATAGGTCTTTATAGCCTCCTTAACCCGATCCTGACCAAGACCATTAATATTCACATTTATGATATCATCAATATTATCCTTAATATTATCTGATACATTATCATTGATCTTTAATCTATCTATCATTGACTTAGCCCTATTTATCCTAGCTATAGGATTATCGCCAAATCCTTTTACAAGATTATTAATACGATCCTTATTGTTATCATATATCTGCTTTTCCCTAGGAGATAAAATATCCTCATTACCGTTCCAGATCTTTATGGCTATATCATTGGCTCTATCATCTGAAGGATTTATAATATCCTCATCATCAGGAACCCTCTCAACTATATTACTTTCATCAGCCTTAATCTCATTCTCCATAGATCTGGCTATCATATGATTATATGTCTTGAACATAAATGCCTCATCCTCTCCTATAAGACCATCTTGGTAAGCCTTGTCTATGGCTTGATCATTAGCGTAAAGGGCGTTTGCTTCAGGATTATCAGTATTCCTGAAATCATACTTGCTATCATCCTCCTCATAAGTCTTACCCCATGCGTTCGACAGTATCTTCATGAACCCGCGCTCCTGCGCCCGGATGAATCTTCTGTCACGCATACGACGAAGAGACTCGTTTATATTCTTATAAGCCACAAGATTATGACGATACTCGCTAAGCAACGCCATAGCCTCCTTATAATTATCAACCCCACGGATAGATACGACGTTCTCAAAATCAGCTATAGTATCATAAGCCGCCATAAGATCAGCGGCACTGATCCTTGAATCATTTCTATTTAAGAACAACTTAGATATATCAGCCTCTGAGTTAATTAACGTAGTTAATTTCCTCTCCAATGCGATCCTATCCTCTGTTAATTTAAGAAGCCTATCATTCTCCTTGACCAACTTAGCCTTATCAGATTCAAGAGCGTCCTTCGACGCGACACTTTGTTGAAGCCTCAAGATATTCTTCTCCATCCTCTGTATATCATCCGTAAGCTTCCTGAGTTCTTCAAGATCCCTGCTCGAATCAGGATTAAGACGAGGATATATATCAAGAGCGGGGCCTATATCCGTATTGTATATCCTTCTTAACTGATTGGCAATATCGTTCAAATTATCCTTCGCCTCAAGGCCATTATAAACCATATTGGAGATATAGGCGTTAAACGACCTATTGGATATACCATCGGTAAGGGAGTCGGCGAACCTATTGGCCATGGTAAAATTATCTACCTTCTTATTAAACTCACTGATAAGGTTGGACTTATACTCATTTACCTGCTCATCTGTCATATTCATATCGGAGGCTATATCGCTGTTAGGTATAGATTCGACTACCGTCCTGAAATTCTCCTTGGTATCATCCAACATCCCCATCTCCGAATCATAACGAAGACGATTGAATACGGCGTCACTAAAATCCTTGTTTATAATCCTACCATCACTCTCGTACGATGTGTCTACACCAGATAATTGAGCGTTAAGAGCCATACTGCCACGAATAGCACGGACAGCAGCCTCGGTCAAGGCGCCGGCATTGGCGTTGTAGGCCTCCACCATCCCCTCGTTCCGGGACATGTCTTGGCTCCATTCCTTTATACCTCCAAAGGTCTTTCCACCCATAACCGATCCGATAATCATACCGATGCCGATCTCCTTCCAGCCTTGATTAGACCCGTATGTTTCCTTGAACCCGTTCTTTATAGCCTCCATATAACCTATGTTCTGACGGATAGCCATAGGATTGTATCTTGATTCTACCCAATCCTCGGCGGACTTGCTAGCCACTCCCTGAAGACCTTCCTCATAAAGACCTTCTGACACTGGGCGCTTGATAATATTGAACGTATTCCCGGCTATTTTCTGCCATTTCTTTGGCGTTATGGTTCTTAACATACCGTTATCCATCCTCTCAGCCCCTACGCCAAATATATTGCGTTTTATAAACTTATCCACGCCAAGATCCATGCCGAACATATCACCGAACATAGCTATATTGGATAATGACAATATGCCGACGTTGGCGGCGAATACAGCATTAGCGGCATTGGCATTGTCAGCCCTGAACTTCATAAGCTCCTCATATGGGACTTCCCTTCCATAAGCGTTACGGTAAGACTGCCTGAAATTCTCCTCAGCCTCCATCAGCATGCTTCTGGCCTCGACAGACGCCTCCCACGAGGTAGATGTGCCAAGGAAAGCGAGGGTGTCCAGTCCCTTGCCTATCCTCCGTCCCGTACGGGCGGCCCTAAGGTAGACGCCGAACGCTTTCTTGGTATCCGAAGCCGCTTTGCCTATCCTAGCCAAAGCCACGCCCGCCCTAGCTCCCGTACGAGCTAAGTTCATCAATCCAGCGCCGGAATATACGGCTGACGATAACATGGCTCCAGCGGTAAAAGCAAGACCGGATAAAAAATCGTTAGACCAGAAATTAGCCGTGGTCATGCTTTGAAGGAAATTCATATCCCGCTCCTCACGATTGTAATAATGAGCAAGACCGTAATCCATCTTCTTGTCCTGATCATCCAACCATCTCGTGAAATCGTTATCAAAAACAGCGTTAAAATTACCTCTGGATACACCGGCGTAAATACCATAAAAAGGCTGAATAACACCACCTAATCCATACAAAGCGGTCTTACCTACAAATTTTCCCAAACCTCTCATCCATTTTTCAGTCCTACCTTGACTCCTAGATAAACGTGTGTCGTTATCTACACCGGGGATATAAGACTCGTATTTAGGTATCCAAGTACCGCTACTAAGTCGATACCTTGAATCCTCCAACGATATCTCCGGGCCAGTAAGATTAAACCTGCCCTTATAGCTTTGATCAGAAGCCATATATCCTAATGGGGACATATGTTTCATATCATCATAATAATTTGTCTTAACAGTATTCTTGATCCTCTCCGACAATGACGGTATCTGGGACTTTGATCTCTCGGAAGCGGAATACGGATCCAATACCGGAGGCAGGTCACGATCCGGTATATCATAGGGATCCGTACCAATAGCCTTTATATTATCTACGTTTATGGTAGGATATCTGTACTTCTCGGCAAGATCCTTTCCGTTAGAGGTATTATTATAGATTTCCATTGTTTCCATTATTTCCACTATTTCCGTTATTCCTGTTTCTTATCTCCTGATCAATCATATCAGCTATGGGCGAGATGAAGCTCTCGAAATCATCAGTAGTAGATCTTCCCTCGCTCCTCCAATACACCTCATTCTCCTTGCTAAGTATCTGTTGCCATGCCATGACCAAATAATACTGAGGACAGAAGTCAATCTTTCTAACCACCTCATCAGCATAGTTAACGCCATCCAGATCAATTGAATACAACGGGGTATTACCCTCTCTAGCCCCTCCTTTGCTATATATATCAACATTTATCCCAGAAGAACCATTATTATACTTATATCCGGAAGCCCTTAACTCGTACATAGAAGCGTTATCGAACAACACGTCAGTAGCGATCATCATCTGATTCTTCCTGATATTACCGTCATTTATATTCGTAAACATATCTATATAAGGCATTACCGTGTCCTTGGCCCCGCTAGCGTAAGCGAATGGAGCTACCAACAATGACTTAGCCATCTTCCCATAAGAGTTGTTGCTTGAGCTGGCGAAAGATATGGGTACGACACCGGAATCATAGGTCTCGGACGGGATGCTTACATCCTCTTTGTAGAAAGTAAGTCCATTCGCAGCCAGATCAGCCTCGCTTACCTCAACAACAGATCGACCATCACCTCCATTATTGCCAATGATCTGATAATTACCATCACCTATAGGGGATATGGTAAACGTTATCTTCGTATTGGCATTATCCTCATCCTTAGGAATAAAACCGCCACCACGGGTAAATAGGTCACTAACCTTTATATAATCTTTCTCTTCTTGACTTTTAGACGGATAATCACCGGAGAAGATATACTCACGCTCGGCATACTCATGACGATATTGTCTCAGGTAATCCTCGCCAGCACGTTTAGCGTCATCAGCGATCCTACCTAAATCCACACGACTCCATTTATGTCTTAATAAATCATTCCTCTCTTTATGAGCCTCATCATATATAGCGGTAGCGACAGCGATCGCCCTGTTATCCCCGGGAAACCTATCTCTTATTTCCTCAATGTGCTTATTCTTACTAGCCCCAGATACGGCAAGAGACATTATAGATTCAATATCATCAAGCGAAAAAGACGTTCCCATTAAATCATTCACACGATCCAATAAGACACCTGATTGACCCGAATCCATTGATACATGAGGCATTTCTCCTTCAACACCGTAATTAATAGTATTTATATTATCATTTAACAAAGAGCTGTAAGCGGACAACTTACTCCAATCATTTAATGTTATATCGTTTATACCATTTATATCAAAAACCTTATCGCCATTGTTATTAATATCTCCAAGATTGAATGTGCCGAATCCATAACTAATATCTATACCTGACCCACTGTCCGATCTAGCTTCTCTCTGAATTATAGTATCAATACCATCCAAAACAGCATTGCTCGCCTTATTGAATCCATCATTGATCTTATTATACTTCCCTCTTTGGGTATTTAATCCAAGAAGCTTCAAATAACTATCCTGACCATTGTAATCAAGTAACTCATTCCTTGACCCTCCATTGGCCTTGAAATAAGCCATGATAACCTGATCGTTATCCATATCCTTGACCACGTTACTATTCTCATGATCAGATGCCCATGCGTCGATCTTCCTTCTAGCGTCATCTGATAATGACTTAACGAAATTACCCATGCCGGTAGTCACCGCCCTCTCATTGGCTATAAACCCGTTCATGCACTCATCGCTTATGCTCACATCGTCAAGGTTTGCGCTCTTGGTAACCACGGTAGGCCCGGTCGTGTCATCACCTCCGCCACCTCCATTCTCCGACTTACCCGATTTGCTGGCTCTCATCAACGCTGCTTTCTCCATGGCTAGATTATGCCTTTTTGTCTCATTAAACTTAGCTTTCTCAATCATCTGTTGATTAGCCTTGAAATAATAATCATCAACACCCAACGTCTCGTATGAGTTATTATAAGACCATCTCAGCCCGACGCCACGAAGGAACTGCTGTCGTACCATGAACATGCCGGCTCGCTCCGGGCTGTAGTTGCTACCGATAACGCCCTCGGCCTCCTCCACGAAATCATTTCTCTGCTTGATAATATCCGCCAGCTCCGACTCCAACTTATCTCTCTTGGTCTTGTCATTGCCAACGCCCTTTAGCTTGGCTCGTATGGATTCTTCCTTGACACTGAAATCATCAATATACCCTTTAAGGAAATCTGAGGTGCTTTGAACATTAAATAAGTCAGGATTCGTTCTAGCCATATATCTTCCCTCTAATTGCATCTGAGCCTTACCGTTCTCAGATATAGAAGCCATGGCTATATCCCTGACCTGAGCGTAACTCATCTCATCTATATACATCTCACGCATCTCGCCCGTCCTGTTGCCATTGGCATCAGTCACCGGTACATTGACTTTCTTCCCCTTGTTAAGGGAGATGAAATTCTTCATCTTCTCATCAATCTCAGCGTGGTAATCCGTATAAGGGGTATAATGTATAGGATTAAGACGTGTCCCTACCTGACCGTCATTCATCCAAGCCACGGCATCCGCAAAAGCCTCAGCCTCGTTTATAGGACTATACATCTTGGGATTGTTCAGCTTCATATCCTCCATCTTCTCGCTAAAAGCCCGGATCTCCCTAGTACCGGCAATAGCATTCAACACACGGGTATCCAGAGCTTCTCCAAGACGAGCCTGTATGCTTCTGGCTATACCGTCGGAAGCCAAATTAGATTTACGATACACGTTATTCACGTCCTGTATCAGCCCATTTAACCTATTCTGAAGATATTCCCTATCCTGAGGTTTTATAATGTCAGAATTGATAATATAATCAGCATACTCGTTTATAGCCTGCCGATTGGTATCTATCTTCTGCTGCATGTACCCCATCCCCTGCATCATGACATCCATGTTGTAGGGCGATACATACTTGCCGTAATTCCTTAATATACTATATTGTGAAGCCATCCTTTATCCTTTCTTGCCTTTAGTTACTTCCTGAGCAGGATATAATCTCCTATAACTCAATATATCTCCTTGAGGATCAGCGATTAATTGTCCATTGGGACCAATCTTTACATCCCCAAATATAGACCTTAATGTATTCATGGTCGTAGCCGTATTCCACTTCTGCTGGATCTCGTCATTTACGCTATCGAAATACCTAGCCCAGTTCTCGTCATTTATAGCCAATCCCTGCAATATACGTTGCTGGTAAGCTTGACGTTGGGCTATATTCTTATCATACGTATCAGCCCAAGTACGGGCGTTTACATTATCAGCCCAAGCCCTTTGAGCCACGTTCCCCTGTTCTACCTCATTAATGTATCTACCTATATTGGAACTCATGATAGCCTGTAAGTTGGATGATAAAGCCCCTCTCTGGGAATCCGGGACATTACCCATCTGATCCAATTGTGATTGGAAAGCACGATTGGTCTCAACCATATACTGATCAGCCGATCTCAACACCGGATCCACGGTAGGAGCGTAATGCCTTTCCAGACCTTCCGTTGTCACGGCTCCCGGGGTCATCCTAAATACCTCGGGGAAGTCAAGACCGCCACCCACTATATTCCTGCCTCCATTGCCGCTGTTCGACTTACCGGCATTTGTATTGGTCTTAGGGAGTGTATTGGGATCAATCAGCTCAGGCATATCCAGTTTAACATCAGGTTCCTCCACATCACCTATATCCATAGGACCGGGAGCCACCTTATGAGGATCAAGTATAAAATCAAGACCTTCCATTCCTTTCATGGATCTCAATGCCTGCATCTTAAGCATATCCTCGCCAAGTATCTTATTAACGACATCCTTGTTCTTGTCAGAGAATAGTTGGCTAAAATGAGTGATACCAGCATCATTAAGAGCCTTATGCTGTTCCTCTGTAACAACATCTAGACCGATCATAGGGCGAGATGAGGAGTATTGACCAAACTTGTTGTCTCTCATCCTATCATGATATGCGGCTTTCTTATCTTCCGGGTAATTGCCTTGACTATCCTCACCGCCAAAGGAAACGAGCGTCGTGTAATCCCGAAGCGCCTCGGCGTTGGCGATAATCGGGTTCTCCGCCGTGGCCAAGCCCATCCATCCTTTATTCTGTCCGTATATGACGTCTTGCAATGCCCTAGCCCTAGTGCCCTCTGAAGCTCTCATATAAGCATCGTAAGCGACCGGATTGAATGTCTTATAATAATTCAACCTCTCATCCGTATTAATGCCTCCATAAGAGCCATCCTGACCCTGACGCTGATACCCAAACGTGTTATCCTTATTATTGTACTTGTTCTCTACGGGACGGAAAGTAAGTAGGTAATCGAATAAAGAACTACCACCTTTCTCCATCTTCTGACGAATACCAGCCACTTTCTTAAGCAGCTCTTTCTTAGCCTCAGCTATATCCTCCTCCGTAAGACCGTATTCTTTCATAGATCTGGATATGATGTTATCTATCTCACCACCCTTAGCGAAATACGTATCCTCATCCTTCTTCATCTTCCGGTCTTCCTGCTCCTTGTATATGACATTAGCGAAGTCCGTAAATCTTCCCTCTAATCCATTAACGGTATCGTTGCTATCATTTATAGCCTTAGATAATACGGAGGCGTTTAAACGCCTTGTATTCTCGTCATCTATCTTATCGTTTTTCTTCAGCTTCTCCAGCGCCTTTTTCTGATCATCGTAAGCCGATTTAAGACCGATCTTAGCCTTATACCTGTCCATTAACGTAGCATACGTATCCTTAGGCGTGGCTTTGATCCCATACGTATCTCTGATGTATTTAGCGAAATCCGGCTCTATGGTTGTGTCGTCGGTAATAACCTTCGTTCCCTGCTCCAAGGAAACGGGGGTTCCACCATCGGCGTGCTTCTGCCCCATAGCCTCCATCGGCGCCTCTCCGGGCTGCGTCACGTACTCACCCTTCTCGACCTCTACGTTGGCTTGATCTTCCATCGACTTAGGTAACGGATACAGGTACTCACCGGTAAGGCTTCCGCTATCGAACCTATTATTAGGTCCTAGATAAACACCCCCACCATCCTTGTACTGCATCTGGGATTGCCTTCTTTGTCTGGCCTCACGCTCCTGAGCTAACCTGATATTGGTACGAGTACCTTTCTCTGACGCTATCCCAGAAACCACGTTACGAGCCAACCCCATGATACCACTAATTCCTGAGGCTATGGTGGTTATCGTATTAGCTGTTTTAGCCCCGGTGGATAAATATCCATATCCCTCGCTTCTCATACGACCTATACCACGACCCATCTGAGTTAACCTAGATCCTATATCATCAGCACCATAGTAAGGGATAGTGGTAAAATCAAAAACATCCGTACTACCAGACTTATCAACCTTCTTATTACTGTCAACCAAAGCGCTCAAATCACTTGTATCAATGGTATTAATATCAGGCTGCTGAATATCAAATCCTATCTGGGTAGACGAAACCAAAGGCTCCACTCCAATACCCTGAAGACCAACAACATTACCGGGCATGATAGGGGTGACTTCCCCAGCCTCTTGATATTTAGGTATCTTCCTCTTGATTACATATTTGCCCATATCAAATTAATTTCGTTCTGACACAAAGATAATCTAAAAAAACGGAGACTCACCATTTATATAACGATGAGTCTCTTTAATACTAATATTTTAAAGCCGCAACAGGATTACCCCATTTCTTCTTCCATTCATGCCCAAGATAGTCTATAAGCTTATCATAAGTATCTATAAAGCCTCCATCTATAATGCCGGTAATAACATTCTCTATAGCCACTATATCATTCAACTGATTCTTTGTGGCCATATTTCTTATCCCACTCTCATGTTTATTAAACACTATAAAATTAATAGCTTTAGCAACTCTTGATATCCTATCAGACAAATGACTCTTATCATTAACCAATCTAGCTACAGATGAACTCATTTTAATATAAGCTTCTCCAGCGGCATTCCTGTCCTCTATAAATCCATCATGTAGCCATATTATCACCTTGGCATATATTTCTGGATCCAACTCCAATGCTACCATAACAAAAAAATACGGATTGACATACCATTTCTGCCCTTCTCCCTTCCCTCTTCGGTAAGCCATGCCGTATTTTTTAAGATCAGTTATCTTATTGATTTCCAATACATAATTTTGTACTGTAAGATTTCCTACAGTACATATATTGCTTATACTCAATTCCTTAACAAGAGCCTTCATTTTTTCCTGAAAACCATTTGTGGAGAACAAATGATCAAGTCTCCTCGACTCTAATCCCATGGATTTGCGTTTTTCATTTAAAGCCTCCATAACCTCCGTTATACACACAAACCCATCCTTGGACATAACAGAGATATTTCTACCCAACAATTCTCGACTTTCTGACTGTAAAATCAAATTACTTTTCATACTTTTACCATGCTCTTAAATTAATAAGTGCGCCTACCCGCTCGTGATGAGTAGATAGGCGCACAAATATAAATAATAAATACACAATTACAAACTATAAAACAATGAAATTCAATTTATAACATATTGTAATTATTGAACAGTACTAAATTCTTTTTACGAACAACGAACCTATTGCTTTTACTAGGTCATAGAAGCCAGCGGAACTGAACCCAACAGCCACCCCATAAAGCAGGACTTCCCACCATTCACTACCTACCAACAACGGTGATACCTGAAGAAACCACGCCAAGATACATGTCAACATCCCAATAACAATAGCCGATAGGATCTTAGCCCACTTGTGGGCGTCAATATACGGCACTACCTTAGCTAGCTGGGTAGCCGACATTGTGACGAAAGCCATGATACCGGTAAAGGTAGTTAGATCAATTGTGATAGTCCCTTCTGATGGGATTACCTCCTGCGCCATCAAAGCGAATGGTGTCAATAACATAACGAATAAAAACAACAATCTTTTCATATCTAAAAACGTTTAATGATTTCACAAATGTAACATTAATTTTGAGATCTACTCATGCCTTTTATGTTAAGGCTTAATCCCGGTATCATATTAAGTACCAACTGCCTTTTCGCCTGCTCCCTACGTATACGCTCGGCTTCCGCTATCTGCGCCTCTGATTGGGGATCGTTCTTGATATTATTAGCGATATCCTCTATAGCTTTCTTGTTGGCGCCTGATTGAGCTAGCATCTTATATAACAGGTCTTGACCTTCCTTCTCCCACCAACTATTCATGGAAGGGCTGGAAGCCAAAGAAGGATCGGCAGGGACTACCTTCTCAGGCATGGGCTGCTGACCTCCGTCCCCCGTGCCCGAATCCCGCTGTCCGAACTCGTATCTCATTGGCTCGTTCTCCGGAACACCATACCTATTAGCGAACATATCAGCGAACTCAAATCTCTTCTCATTTCTCAAGGTCGATCCAAAAGGCCTACCGTATCCTTGATTCCATGCCACGGTAGCGTCCTTGTAGTTGGTAGCGTTATCAAAATCAGCCTTTGAGTACATATAATAATTATATACATTGCCTTGAGCGTCCTTATCAAAGAACTTGCCTTGGTTCATGTAGTTCCAACCTAGCCCCGGTACACGACCTTGATACTCATCCACAAGATAATCCAGTTGTTGGGTCAATGTCGGTTTCTTACCATACCTGCGCTGTAGCTCCTTCTTCCTCGGTCCAAGCCATTGTTGGATGCCAAAATCACCGGCGGCTCCTAGGGCTTCGGTGTCCCCTCCGGACTCGGCGGCGATGTTCGACAGGATACCGATAGCTTGCGTTTGTGGTATTCCCTTCTTGTCGGTCAGATAATCCCATATCTCGTCATATACAGCCATCTTACTATCCTCTGATCTACGAGGATCAATTACATACTTGCCAGAACCATAAGCCCTCCCTGTATTTACCGAACCTCCTCTATCCTTTTTATCAATACTACCATCTATCTTAAATACATCCCCATTCAAAAGAAACTGGACAGCGGGATTGAAATCATATACATCCCTATATCTGTATCCGCCCATATCCTTGTCACGATATATCGTATAATCACCAAGTACACTATGAGGACCCGTCTCGTTCTTATCAAGTCTACGATCCCTATAATTATACTCATTCACGACACCATACCCCTTATCATAAAGAGACCTCAACCCTTTTATATTCATCTCGTCCGCTGATATGGCACCCTCTCTTACCCTTTTCAGATCCTTATATTCCCTCTGAATCCTCTCATACTCCTCTGGATCGGCATCACTTAAAGCTTTTATAAGTCCTTCATTGTATTCCTTAGTTTCCTTATCAAACAGACTCCTATTCACATCAATCCTATTCCTTACGATAGACGAATCAGGTATCATCCTATTAGATAATTCCTTTCGTATACTATACGTACCATCACCATTATCTATCAATACAGACTCATCGTAAGGGAGTTTATTGTATTTAGCCCAAGCCTCATCACTAGTTCTTGTGCCTAAATCATCATTATCACTATCGCTATATAACTTGTTATTAAAATCACCAGATATATATTTCCCGAACATCTTCATAAAATGAACAGGATACTCATACCATTCCGGATTCTTCCCCATAGGATCTATTGATGAATACGCAGCTTTATTTATGCGAGTAGGGCCATCAGTATACCTTGAATTAGCGATATCATATATTATTGACAAAACCGGGTGAGCAGAAGCTACGTAATTATCCAATACCCTGCTCCCGAATCTAGGTCTATCAAGAACAGACTCTCTTGTTTCTCCTCCATCTTGCTTCCTCTCAATTTTTTCTCCCCATAGCCCATATTTCTTCCTAGGCCATATGCCGTCTATGGCATCCACATAACCAACGGGATGCTCCCCTTCCAGACGCCGGTCCCGTCGCTCGTCCGCTGGGTACAGGGCGTTGGCCAACGGCTGCGTGATATGACCCAACCCCTTATCCTTGGAACTCGACATAGCATCCACCACAGTCCGATATACAGGTCTTAATTTCTCAGGTAAATATAGCCCCGCCTCATCAACCAACTCACCGATCTTCTTATTTATACCCCTGATACTGAAATTATAATTACCCATGCCATTATTCAACGGGGACAACGCACCTCTTATCCCATTCATGCCTTTAACTGCGGCTCCTCCGCTAAGGATATCAAACTCCGGGGACACGTTTCTCAAAGGACTATCATCCATACCCCTGAAATACATAGGACGCTCGCCTCTTACGACACGATCAAGATCCTCCTTATATAAATCCTTTATCCATGAAGGAATTTCCTCTGGTTTATCTTTCTTAGCCATAAATCATGTTTTTCACAAAGATAGGCATAATAGCGTGTAGATTAAAACAGTAAGCGGATACATGATTCATATCATCTACCCGCCTACATCCTCAATGCATATGATAAGCCGCTAAGGCTTTCTTAGCCGAATCCCTCGACTTGTACTTGGCCGGCCATAATTTACCGGTCTTGTTGCTAACCACTCGCCAATTACTCCCTACTTTCTTAATGCATCCTGACTTCGGGCATTCGCCCTTCTTCTTACCGCTAGCTTTTCCTGTTGCCATAACATCAAATATTTAAATTACAATAGTACTTACCTCATAAGTATCATAATTAATTTTTATCTTACTCATTTTTGAAGAATTCGGATCAAAAAATACCAAATAAGCGGCATCATAAATATAACTTGCTATGATATATGAATTAAAAGCCGCCGTAAAACCGGAGCCAGATATCACTCGTGAAAGATACATATGATAATTATTTAGAATATAACTTTTTATATCATCATATTTTGATTTGGTTATAGATGATACTATATCAATAGTCCCAGGTTCTAATAGATAACTTGATATGTCTATACCTCTTATATCCTGATATAACCCATTATCCATCAATGCTTTATTCCCAGTCCCTTTCAACTTAAGATGAAGCTGATTATCAAAATTTATATTATCTTCTGTATTCCCAAAAGACCTTACAATAACTATCTCGGTGTTACCTGATGATGCTATATTTAAAGAAGAATTAATATATTCAACATTCAAATTAGGGTAAACAGATATAGATATATCTGAAAATCCCATATTAAGGGAATTATTTGAAGCGCTGATATAAATAGTGATACAATCATTCCTTTGATCATTAAAAACCATCAAATCATTAATATTCACGCCACCTAACGCTTCCACAAAAGAATTGTTAGGTCTTATCATCCTGACATTGGACGTAGAACTACCATCAAACAACGACTTTATAGTATTATATTGAGATTGAGGCAAAGTAGTAGATTGATCTCCTACAAGCTGTAAGATGATAGCTAAAAAAGCATCCTCATCATCACTTTTAGCTACTGCGTCCTTCCACGTACCATCACCACAAAGGAACCTACCCTCATCCCCCTTAGCAGGAGCCGGCACCAATCCCGCAGCGCCAGCCCCCGGACGCCGTGGCGCCAACCATATCCTTGACCTTATCAAGTCTACTGTCTATTTGATTACCATCGTACTTACCAATAAAATCTTCCATATCGTTTTAATATACAAGGGAGAGGCGGCAAATACCCCCCCCCTATATGTTAATAAATCAATAAACTTTCTCCTCATTGCTAAACCAACGAACTATCATCTTGAACCGGCTCTCAATGTCATTCACGAACCTTGCCAAGAACCAATCGCCACGAAGACGATCACGCCACCTCCGGTGATAATCGACAGCCCTGGGGTCGATCTTCCGGTCAATGTCATTCACATCCTTGATCCATACCGGGAGGTTATTAGTATCGTCTTTGACCTCGTTAAAATAGTCATTTATATTTATCTTCTGATCAACCTCCGTCACCAGTATCTCACGGCTATCGTCATTGGTTATAGGATACCTTAACCGCTGGCTCATATCGTTCTTGTCAGCGATAACCATCCGAAGCTCACCGCTGTTGTTGGTATCGTTATAAAACCATGCCTTATTGAATCCGGTAGTCCTAAGAATTTGGTAATTAACCTCATCCTGATACCTTCTGGCATCCATCCTATATTGGTAGTTCGTGAGGATCTTATTCACATACTGCTCACGTACCGGTACCTCTATAACGAACGGATATAGCTTACCGTAAAATACTTGATACGATTGGTTGGTCAATCCATGAGACCATAACCCTATCTCCTGACTTTCACTTGAGTAGTTCTTTCCAGACTGGAAATAATGCTGGTGCTCGATATAATAATCAGGGGTGTAGGATAAATATGATTTCCACTCACCCTTCAGGCAGTTATATCCAACGGTGAACGAGACGTCCGTGAAATGGCTGGCGTCCTGTAGCTCCACCGCCTGCCCGTTCCTGTAGAACCGGCCGCCACGGAATTGGTACTCGCTCGGATTCCCTACCGGTATATAATCTTTCTTGGTTATCAGAACTCTCTTGAACCGATTGTCCCAGCCCATGGATAGCCCTATACCAAAGAACTTGTTATCGATATCGTAATAAGACAACTCAGCGTCCGTATCAGCGTTATATATCCGGCTACGGATGATCTTCATCTGAAGATGCTCCTTAAACCAGTTTCTAAGCCCCGGTGTGACCTCCGTAAGATTCCTACCATTAGAATCTACCTTAAACACCTGACCACGCCTTAAATCGACCCAAAAATGCCCAAATTCACAACTGATCATATCCCGGCTCTGGGTCCCGGAATATCCTAACGTCGTATTATTATACTCGATACCACGAGAGGCGAAAAGACCACCTGTCCCTAGCTCGCTATTCTCCGGGGATATTCTCTCCGCCAACACGTCTATGGCATTGTACAACCCTACCTGATTCTCAAAACGAGCCAGTATCTGATCCGACTCTATCCCTTTCATGCTTATAAGTTTCCCGAAAGAGGTCTTGAACTCATGGTAATCCATAGGCTTGTACGACAGCCAAGGATCGGTCATGCCATTCTCCGACACGTCGGCGGTGCTCCATATGACGCCGTTGGGTCTTTGGTAAGCGCAGTCCCAAAAATTGCTATCATACGTCTCTGGTAATGACCTTCCGCCTAGCGTAAAACGATTCTTATACACAGGACTTATCTTAAACACATTATCCCTTGATATAGGGACATTACGCTCCTGAGTCCATGATATATAATCCCCTACCTCCGGATAGAACCCCTCGTAAGGCTCAGGCCCGGCTATACGGAAATTGCAATTGATCTCAGACTCCACAAGGAACTGAGGTATGCCATAGAAATATAGGAAGAAACGACCGCTAAGATACATATCTCCGGTCTTGCAAACCATCTCATAAGCGCTCTTCCGGCTAGGGAAAGAGTATAGCGATCCGGTATCCGTATCGGTCTTATTAAGATAATCTTCCCCGGTGTCGTAATTAACGAAATAACGGGGATACCCGATGTTCCGATAATCATAATAAGGGAATGGTATCATGTCCCCCTGACCGAACTGAGTCAAGTAAAACATAGGCATCTTCCTCTTAATCGAGAATCTTGATATAAATACATCACCTCCAAAAACAGGTTTACGCTTATTCTCATCCATCAACCCGCAACCGCCTAACGATACCCACCTGATATCCTCTATCTGCCCGTATTGAGCCGGAGAATATTTCTTTATCCTCATATAAGGACAGGATACGAAAGATTCACGTGTCATAAAATGAGGCGTCATACCAGCCACCTCATCGTTACGAATATTACACTCATCCTGAATACGACTGGTATCGTAACTTGAAACCAACTCCGGATATTCAAGCATATACTTATCCATACCAAATGACATGAACAACGAATGCTCACGATCGAGGTTGTTTATGATAATAGGCTTACCACCTACGGTTCCCCCTTGTGACGAGATGTCTGTAACCGGATACAACCCGCTCTTGATATATTTGGCCGTTGACAATCCACGTAGCTCCGACGCCCCTATTTTTTGGTAAAATAAATTATAATGAGCGACAGAAGTATAATAATAAGCATAGTTCCGTCTAGGTCCCCTATCTATCAATGCCGTTAACCACTGATACCTGTACTTGCCTATATCCACCACGGACTGGGCTGTGGCCTTGGCGATACCCGTAGCCAGACGGATAGCCGTCAGCGCTATGCCGACAGGGTTGGCTAAAAAGAACACGCCTCCACCGACATATTGCTGTGAAGCCGACTGATATGTATATTCAGCTATAGCGGATATTAAATTAGCCATAGCCTCCACCGTAGCCAATGATGTTGCCATACTGTAAGCCTTACTCCCTAATATCGTCCATTTAGGGTGATCCTCCACCTCCCTGAATATACCGGAGGATTTACCTAATTGATAACCATCAACAAGGCACTCGGTGGGAGCGTCAGGCTTGTTAAAGGCAATATCAGGGCTTAAGAATGAATACCAGATATTACCCCTCCTGTTAAACGGATGCGTTATAAATTTCTCACGATTAATATCCTTATAGATATACATATCATCAGACAAATCGTTGTAAGGGTAATTAGGATAAAGGTTAGCCGATCCGTCGGGATCATCGTACTTAAACATATCATAAGCCAGACCAGTTCCGATAACGCTCTTATCCAACGTCCTATCGCCCCTATACAACTCATATCCTATTATAGAATCTCTTCTAGCCTTATCTATAAGACCGTTCTCTACCGCTATATCCAGAAACTCATTAACGATATCGTCATCAAGCATCACCCCCATAGGATAAATATAGGAGTCAACTCCATATTGACCGGTCAGTTGAGACGGATTACCCATAAAAGGAGCGACAGAGTTATCCGGGAACTTGTAATGACGTATAGGTCTCTGACAAAACGTGGTTGACGTATTTGGGTACTCAGCGTTACCCCCATTACCGGTGAAATAAGACTTACCCCCAACTGATTTAGGAGACCCATAGTATTTCATCAAAGAATCTATTATGTCCTTCCTCTTTGATCCTCCCGATGATATCCCGATCTTACTTGAATCATACAACTCAAAATTAGCCGGGTACTTATTGGTAGACTCCCAATATCCGAAATCACCATACTGATATGGTCTGGGAGCGCAGTCAGCGGGTTTATCCCCACATGAGATACATTTCGCCTCATAGGTAACGAATCTCCTTAATTTCAATTCTTTTGTGAAGAACAATACGTATTTCACCTCTAGTGGCCGAATGCCAAAACAGAACGGGGCGGGGAAGATGGCGGTGCCGGCCGTATAGAATCCGGCAAGCTCCTTCATGTCCTGCCTCATGGCGAAACCGGTGAAGAACACGCATACCGCAGGCTCGATGCAAACATATATCTTATGGAAAGTAGTCTTGTCATCATTCCAGAACAAGTACTTTGGCATCATAAATATCTTATGATCCACGTAATTCACTATAACACCTTTCTTGGCATCATTAGCCAAAGGATTAGGAGCCACGGTACCTTCCTTGTCCGAGAAAAACGTTATACGAACCTTATTGTATGATGACGAGTCGCCGATCGGATAATTATAGTTACCCATCATCTCTATATACATAATACCGTTATCAGGATCGGATAAACCACTTATGTATTTCTCGTAATCCAACTCCACCCATCTGGCGCATGAGGATACATGTGGATAGAACCTGAAATAAGTCAAGTTGCTTCTACCGAACCAATTGGTCTTGGCGTCAATATCATTCTGCATAGACACACGACCTTCCCAGTCAGTAGTTATACCGGTATTAAACTTAGAATTATCACCATCGCCAAAAAGACACATGGCGTTCTCGATACCAAACTGACTCTCATATTGGGGGAAATAAGCCTCCATCGTATCCATTAACTGATCAAGCATCGTCTCCGTATGCTTCTTTCCTTCCCATCCGGGATATTGATACAAATATGTGCACTTACCCAATGACCTACCCCCTTGGAATGTAGGAAGTTGAACATCGTTAATAGTAGGATTCACGTGAGGATCACCTACCGAACACCCATTAGTACATATACCCTCATCATATAACTGCCGGACATTAGACATATCCTGACACAAGACCAAGGCGGAGGAGTCTATATCAGACGGGAATTTATCCTCATCCTGACCATCCAGCCATTCCTGAACCAGATCTATGATATTCTTACCTCCACTGGAATAATTATCGAAATCACACAATACAGAGAACTTCCTTTGTGACTCGGCATTACTTTGTATTAAGGTGGTAGGCTCGGTCTCCGTATAATCACTAGCCAGCTTATACGTAAAATCAATCATAGAATCCACCAAAGAGTTTTTATCCAATATAGTCCTGGTCTCTATCCTCTCGATATCATCACATCCACTAGGGAAATCGGGAGCCTTTATACCGTCTTGATCCTCTGGCAATGATATAGCAGCGCATAACTCGTCAGTAATACCTACATTAGATTCTATGATATCACACAGGTTCTCTATATTATCAGCGATATAATCAATAGCATCATCTACCGTAACATCTTCCCCCATCGTATTGATAACGAATTGGGTCTCTCCTACCGTGGCATATTCCTGCTCTACATATCTGAGTTGCTTGACATCTAGCTGATTCTTGCATTCTCCTCCAAAATCATCAAATCCCCAAGACGGGTCGTTTATGATCTTTGCCGTATTCTTAAACTGCCAAAGATGACGGCGGCTGTTCCCGGCGCACTGCGGGTTGTTCTCCAGCACCGACGCAGCCGACAGGTCGTCAGAGTTACCGTCCTCATCAACGATAACCTCCATCTCCTCCCTTGTGGCCGGACGAGGGATAAGCGGGAATCTAGCTGTCCTGTATCCTGTATTGGTAAAGAACCTTATACCCAACGGATATACCTCGTCACGCATGAAAGAGGCGTATTTAGAGCAAGCCACACCGTCTTTATACAAATTCTCCGTGGCTATAGATGTCTGCCATTTAACGAAATGACCCAAGAAGTTAACGACCGGTTGAAGATTCCATTCATTCTCCACGGTCAATCCGTATTGAAGAAGACGATTTCCGACAGACGTCATGCCTCTGGCTGTCTTATATACCGGTATTTCCTTGGATAACTTCTCCATGGTCGTACGCTCGCTATATTGATCCGTAAGATAATAGATAGTCCTTTCCGTTATCGGATGTATACCTTCTATGAAATACTCAAGAACCGGGCTTTGCTCACCATTAAACCCAACCGTGTTCTGTATAACACCTATCTTATAATGAGATACCTGCTTGTCTATATTGGATACAGTAAGGCGGATACCCATATTGGTTGACTTACCCCATAAACCATCACGGATAACCATATCTTGGCGATCGAATAACATGATTGGGTTGGTCAATGAGCAATATCCGGTCTTCTCTATCCCGAACTCATCGCACAACGCCACGCAGAACTGGTAGGTCCCGGCACGCAAGCTCCCCCCGAACTCCACGACCTCGGGCTCCACGCACGGGACCGTCAGCAACGGGAACACCAGCAGCTTCTCGCAGGCCAGCCTACACCTCTCTATTGGCTTGTCATCCCCACATGTCTTATACCCATGGTAATGATACCAAAAATCACCATCATCATCCGGATTAAGAGCCTTATCGACCATAACATATCGCTGGGGATTATATCCATCGGTCCAGTATATCACCTTCCCGCATTTCTCGTCCTTGATCTCTATATCGAAGATCGGATGATGAATGGAGAAATTAAGACAAGGGTCATCAACCCAGTCCTCTATCAGGATCTCCATCAACTCACATATCTCATCAAAACGACCATCCGACTCCTCAAGCCTCTCGCCAAGGATACGATGGATGTCCTTTCCCGATCCAGCCAATTGATCCTCCACGGTCTTGATATAATCCAATGACCGCATGAACGTGATCTTAGACGTATTATCATCCGGATTGGATAGAAAGAAATAAGTGTTATCACCAGCTATGTCATTCTTATACCCAATAACCTTATAGCCATCAAATCGCTTACATAAAAGGGTACTAGGCTCGTTCTGGATCTTAAGCTGGCTTCCATCGTCACCCTCTATGGTAGCGTTCAAGGCGAAACTATATTCAGACGGGGATAGATCCTGTGGATGCTTATCCCTGTTCATCCCGGAGTCGGGAACCGCTATGTTAGAGTTATTTTGCACGACATTATCTTTTTCGCAAATATAATAAATCCACCAGATAATCACTTATGTGGCGGATTCTAATAAACAGTACGTATTATGCAAAACATTCAAATCGTACAAAAATAAAAAATCCTCCAGACTTTCACAAGTCAGGAGGAGAACTAAATACTTTTAAACGCTCGTGTAAAGTACAAAAACACAACAATTACAAATTTTTACCCATGTAGTTCGATTGCTTATCGGCATCCTCTACAGATATGTAAAAGAAACCGTTAGTCACGTATCTCTCATTGACATCCACAAAATCAGTAGATCCTTTATCCACTCCTTTCTTCGATCCCTCATCACACACAGCTACCAGACTATTAAAGTCATTGGAATAACCTACGACTACACCGTGTATATCCCGATTTCGAGGATCGAATACGTACCTCATCTTACATCTGTCATAAGCTAACTCTAAAGAGCTTTTGCTTAACCTCTCATCTAATCCAACACCCGCTACCAAGGCCAAAACGCTCTTTGATATGTCACTCATGGTGGTATCCTTGGTCGGAGCCTTAGGCATAGAAACGCCTTCCATGACAAAATCCAACGCCTTATCTACAAGACCATCGAAATCATCATCTCTTATATAATCCTTAAGTACCTCCAGTATATATAACCGGACATGGAGTTCGTTATTTACATCATTTAAAGTTATCATGATCCTAGTTTTCGGCAAAGCTAGATTATTCCCACGCAATAAAAGATCAAATATGTCATAAGTGAAGGATTAAAAAAAATAAAAAAAACTCTCCTATCCTCACGAACAAGAGAGCCGATGTGTTTATATTATGAAGAAAAATCTATTCACCTATTCTTACAATACAGTCACGAGATTCCTTGTTATAGATCATCGTGCCTACCTTAGAATACAAGGTCTTTATATTTTGCCAATTATCCTCACCATGGGCGGATACGTTAGTGGGAGCGTCACCGGTATAAACCTCCTCGCCTCCGATATTGACAAAATCATATCCACGTTTCTCCATAGAACCGCCCTTATATGCCGTGAACCTGATAGTGACATTACCTTTCTCACGACCACCATACCAGTTACCGTATATACTACACCTGATCTCAAGAGGTAATTTATCATAATTATCGCCATCCAACAACGGTCCCATCTGGATCAAGGCGGCCTCATTACCTGATTCCATGTTATCACCACCGTGGATAAGATAATCACCTACCCGCTCCTGCGTGGTCTGGTACTGTTTACTCCAACCAACCAGCTTGCCGTCCACGTCCGGGAGGCCGGTGTTATCGAAACCGGTAGCCGTGTCAAAGTCAATGCCGTCCTCGTCAGCCCAGATATACCTAAGCACAAGGTAATCGAACTCCGGGATGATCACCACCGGGACGGACTCCTGCCTGCACACGAACGTCTTCTCCTCCTTGGTTCCCTCTTTTATAACCTTATACGTTACCTGACGTATCTCACCAGTCTCATTGATATCAGCGGTAACCTTAACCTCAGCAGGACCAGTACCACTTGTCTTATCTAAATGTATCCAATCATTTTTCTTTGCCATATTATCTTTTTTTTCTTTTTAAAAACGTATATTCGCGTCATAATCGCGGGGTGGAGAAGAGGTATCTCATTAGGCTCATAACCTAAAGATCGAGGGTTCGATTCCCTCCCCCGCAACTAAACCAATTTGATATACTTATCAAAAGCATTGGGCCACATCCGCTCATAAGACAACATCCTTCTCCTATTATCCTCAGCCAGTTCCCGATAATCATTTAACGTGATCATCGACATCTTAAGCTCCTTCATAGCCCTAGCGAACTTACCCGGTTCCTGTTGGGCGTATAGCTTATAAGCGTCACCAGCGCCTTGTATCAAGCCATTCACAGCGGCATTCTCGAAGATCTTCATCTTGATATACGTCTCGACATAATCCTCAAGGTATCCTAACGCCGTTTCAGGTATATATGGGAGACCGTCATCGTCCTTAGGCGTAGCACGATATATGATATAAACAAACCCGTCAAACCCGGTATACATAGTATTGCCGGATATAGTTATATCATAATTATCCCAATCGTACTTATCCCGATACTTGTCAGCGGCGCAATCACGCCTCAACCCACGACCTATCGATAATCTTACAGGATGATGGTAATGGAAGCGAACCTCATGAGACCCGATATATATCTTCTCCGTGATCGTCTTCTCAAACTCCTCCTTACAGCACTCGGTGCAGGAGTTCCAACGGAAACCGCGCTCGGTGCGCTCGACCCAGCCGATCTCGTGTTGGAGGTCAGCCTTAGCCTTGTCGCCGCCCGGTATCTCGCAAACCAGAGGCTCACATCTATAAGCGTCAAGCATGTCGAAAAAATCGGAAGGCAATACCGCCTGTTTATTACTGGTCTTGACAACCGCCTCTGACATGACCGCTATAACACCCCCGAACCTTTTCAAGGCAATCTCAGCCCACCTATAAACAGACGAGGTATCTATAGCCCCGCTATCATCGTATTTATGTAAATCGGCCTTGATCTCGGCCAATAACCCTTTTATAGTCATATTTAAGTCTTTTGCACAAAGATAACCATTAGAATATATCACGCAAAAAGATCCGGTCTATTCTCACGAACAAACCGGATCCGATCATAAAAACAAGCGTTACAATTTATATACCCATTTAACTCCAAATACCTTACTCTCCGATTCAACCTCCCGGTACAAGAACTTGTATCTCCTTCCAGAATCCATGATCAATCTACACTCCTTGTTCAACGCCGGAGAAACATAGAGATGGAAATACTTGTTCCGAGGCATAAAATCAATACACGTATGGACATAAGAATATCCACCAGTTCCACGTCTGTTAATAGTACCGGTAAGCTTATTTAGATATATCTTACGATTAGGATTGATCTTATGGCACAGATAACCGATGTTGTTTATATAAACCCCACCCTCATTATCCAGATACTTATCACGTATGACCTTCCATATCAAGGACTGACATTCGAGAATATCATTCTTGTCAACGATCGTATGTTTCCTTCTCTTGCCGTTCTTAGACATAATAGATCTATAAAAACGGAGAAAGTACTGATCAAGTATTTTAAATGACTTTGTTTTCATATCACAAATATAACGATTTCATCCTAATACAAGAAATTTATACACAAAAATACACCGCCTGCACCAAGGACGAGGCAAATAGAATAGCAGACAATAACCTACAATCCGATGGTATCTCTTACGCTAATGGCTTGGCGCAGGCCGATAGATGCGATTGCCTCGAAACATGGAGCGCTTACGCTAGCGGAAGTTTTAATGGACAATGCTTAAGTATATCCGTAAGCTATGATAATCCATGTGGTAAATCTAAAACAGCATCATTTGATGTGTATTATACTAGATATACTAGATCTGAACCATCTGGAGATGTAGAATATTTCTCTACCACTAAAACAGTCACCATACCATCCGGATCGGGAACGATATCAGGCGGAAGTGATTGTGTTAGCAATGCTACAAGCATGTATGTATCTAATCCAAGTCAAGGTGGAGGCTGTTAAAAACAAAAAGGAGAGGTTGATTATCCTCTCCTTTTTATATAAACCTAAGATCTTTTCTCTTAGTATGATTTAATATCCTACTAATATGTCTGGTACTTAATCCCGTTCTTTCCTTTATCTTATCATAGATATAACCCTTGGATACGTAAGCCGACATATCTCCCAGATCTTTTATAATCTTGTCATACATATCGTGCACCTCATTATATCTTATAATAGAGCTGTCTCTCATCCCTCTTTCGCCTATACCGTCAACTATGGCGTCATTGAAACCAAAGAAATTGATTATTGATCTTATTAGATTCATGTTATTGAATTTTTTGTGTTTCCTTATTAATATCCATATCCGGGTTCTCATCCGTAGGGATCTGCAATTTGGTTACAGTTTCCCTTAATGTTTCGGAAACCACATATTCAAGAAGTTTGTCTGGGCATATGAAATCATAATCCCATTGAGATGTACATGGCTTATCTTTTTCAGCTCCACATCCCCCTAGCTCTAACGCCGCTTTTCTGTCGAGAGTTATAAGATCAACATTTATAGCCTCTATGTTAATATCTGGTATATAGATATATCCATCATTGACATAATAATAGTATTGATCTATATTCCCGTATTTACGTTCCTTGTTGTTAGCGTATTTTCTTAACGATATGGAGGTAAATATAATATCATCCATGATATTTGATACTTTGATGATAGCCGGACCTATACGGGTATATATCATATCGGGCAATCTTTTCTTGGATCTCATAAGTATCCTGCATAGTTTAAACTCATCAAAACAACAATCAATTTTCCGAACCCTCTCCATCTCCATGCAATTGATATGAGTATACAGTGATTCCTCGCCGAACAAGGTTCCATCAGCATACTTCTGGGCTATATATGATCTTGCCTTTTGTCTTCCTATGGATAATATCCATCTCCTACTGACATGAGCGTCCTTATTGATGGAGTTCATATCATTTATGATTCTAGATACAAATTCTGAATTTTTCATATGCTAAATACTGAGGAGGGGATATACCCCTCCGGTTGTTACTTCTTTTTCTTAACCTTGCCTCCACATTTCAATTGAGGTTTCTTTTTCTCGGAGACCTTGCCTCCATTAGCCATTTTCTTTTTCTTATTGCAAGCCATAACTTAATGTATTAATATTAACGATACAATATTAATGATTTTAATTAATAGATAAACAATGCGCATTGAATAAGCTAAACTCACATCGATTCAGACGGTATCTCTTACGCTAATGGCTTGGCGCAGGCCGATAGATGCGATTGCGTGGAGCCAACAAAGAAGTGGTCATGGTCGGTATCTATGAATAATGATTGCATGAGCCATGAACAACTTGTCACATCAAGAGGATTTACGATTACGTATAATAATCAATGTGGTAGATCTATATCTGGTTCTGTGAGTGGTATAGGATATACACAAAACGGAGAAGAGCAGGTCAATAGCGCTAGCTTTACAATTCCCGCAGGATCCGGAACCAAGAGTGGAAGTGTATATTTTAGCCGAGAAGTGGTATGTGGAGATGTAACAATCTCTGGTCATGATTCAGGTAATTGTTGACAATCACTGCTGTTATGGTTTTTAATAAAAAGGAGAGACTTATTAGCCTCTCCTTTTTTTGTTATACATCAGAATCTTAACAGTTCCCAGATCCTCCTCCAGAAACCCTTATAGACCCACATTGTACTCCTGAATCAAAACCTATGACACCGGTTTTTTTACCAGACCCAGTAGGTATACTTACGGTAGTACTTCCAGCCGTAACGGTTTGTCCATGATCATTCCTACCAGTAACAGTTACAGTTATTGATTTAGATGATCCACATTGATTATTGTAAGACACTTCATAGGAGCACCTTAATGTAGATGTAGAACCAGACAGACCATTACAAGGATCACCGCTCAGCATAGCGTTGGCGCTCCACTTCTTTGTTGGCTCCACGCAATCGCATCTATCGGCCTGCGCCAAGCCATTAGCGTAAGAGATACCATCGGATTGTAGGTTATTGTCTGCTATTCTGTTTGCCTCGTCCTTGGTGCAAGCGGTATATTTACCAGCGATTTGCTTATAACTGATAGTCTTAGGAGTACAGTTGCTAGGACAGTTCGTAGCCTTGACATTTCCCCATCGGTCATCATTGCCAACCTTAGAAGGACATACCCTAGAATCAACTAAAAATTGTAATGCATCCTTGTACTCTTTATACTTGTCATAAGCTTGTTCACTAGCCAGAGTCGATGAAGAAGCACAAATTTCACCAGCGCTAACCACCTTAACAGGGCTATCAGGAACACATATATCACCGCATTCGCCCGAACATCCCTTACATACCTCATTGGTATAGACAATGTAGTCATATGGATTACAACAATGCTCGCCACCATCCGTCCAATATCCCGTAGGATCGCACTTGCTAGAATAATGCTCCTCGCTATTACCAGCATTACACCTACTATCATCCATATGGTATGTATTATCACATCCGCATCCACAAGACCTTGAATCGGACTCAACCAACTCATCTTGATTTGGGGCTGAAGAGCAAGGATTGGTCTGATTCCTACTCCTACGATAATCGCATCCACTACAATAATAATTCCAATCATCATAAGATGGGGTATCATCGTCATCGGCGCAATCACCATTCTTGTTAGCGTAAGCCTGAGCGGCGGTCTTAGTCGCCGTATCATTCTTGAAAGCGTTTTGAACCTTGCTGTCGGCATCCGCCTGAGATACGGTAGATGTCAACGCTGACAATCCTAAGGCACTATAAGGAACGGATAGAGCGACACCATGTTTACATGTACCACAATTATCCTTATAGAACGTAGCGCTTCCAGTACCGGTCCACACACAAGTGCCATGCTGGTTAGCGTAATCCTGTCCTCTCTGGTCTAGGATCTGCTCTGCCTTGCTCCTGGCATCAGCCAAAGAAACCTTGCTGGTGATAGGCGTACCGCCGTTGGCTTGCGTAGAGGTCACCGTTATTCTCTGACCAACCCCGCTTCCGGCGCAATTGTTCTTATAGAAGTCACGGCTTGCCACGTAAGTCCAAGTACATCCACCGTTCTTATTGGCGTAGTTCTGTCCATCGGCTCCACGAACAGCATTCTCGGCCTTCTTATTAGCGTCAGCCAAAGATATGTTGGAGGTATACGGATGTCCCGGCAGCCTGTCGCTACTTACGGATACCATGTCGCCTACGCCGCCATCAGCGCAATTGTTCTTCTGAACCTGACCGGTATAGCTTCCTGTCCAAGTACAAGTGCCCTTCGAGTTGGCCACGGCCTGACCCTGAGAGTTCACGGCGGCCAATGCCTTGGCGTTAGCGTCAGCTTGGGATACACATGACTTAAACTTACCATCAGAGCTAGGACTTGGATCCGTAACATCATTCTGAGTTACGGTAACAGAGCTTCCAACTCCACCATCCGCACATTGACGGGTAAAGGCCTTGGATGCCGTACCAAACCAGAAACATGTATTATTACCACCAGCTATATACCGCTCTTGATTATCAGGATCAGTATAACAGGTATTAGTGTTACGTTGATGTAACTGAGAGATACAGTCCTTACATATAGTCTCTATAGTCTCCCATACCGGTTGCTCGGTCTTCGTATGGCACGTATCATCGTAGTTCTTATTGACGAACGCCTGACCCATTCTGTCGATATAGGCCTTAGCCAAAGCGTCTGCCTCTTCCTGAGAACGGGTTGAGGTGAAGAACTGACCCATAAGATCCGGAGTTACGGTGATAGGATCGGCGTACTGACAAGTAGGACACTTAGGAGTGAACTCCTTGCTATAATTACCTACATATATCTTCAGTTCGTCGCAAGTACCACGATCGTTGGCTATAGCCTGACCTTGCGCCTTGACAGCGGCCTTGGCAAGCTCATCGGCGGCGAACTGGCTCTCGTATGAGTAGAACGGACCTCCGGTCACGTCAGCCTCGGTCACGGTAACCGAAGACGGGATAAGACCAGACGGACAATTATTCTTCTCGAACGCCTCGCTATAATGACCGGTGTACTTAGGAGCCTCATGGCAAGTACCACGCTCATCGGCGATCTTCTGACCTTGATCCATGACAGCGGCCATAGCGACTAAGTTAGCCTCATCCTGTGATACACAAGACTGGAACGGATGACCTTCCACCATATCTTGTGTCACGGTGAACGGATTCCCTACCTGATTAGCGCCACAATTGCTCTTCGTGAACTCGAAGCTAGCCTTGCCGGTATACATAGTGGCGTTAGAGCAAGTACCCTTGGTGTTAGCCAAAGCCTGTCCTTGAGCCTGTACGGCGGTCATAGCCATAGCGTCAGCGGCGGTCTGGGAGTCGTTAGACTGGAATGGGTGTCCTTCTACCATATCCTGGGTGATTGTCACCTTAGATCCGATCTTACACTCACCACAGTTGTTTCTCGTGAATTCCAAGGAAGCACGGCCGGTGTACGTACAAAGGGCGTGGATATTAGCAAGAGTCTGTCCTTGGGCGTCAACGGCGGCCTTGGCCTTGTTATTGGCATCCTCCTGAGATACGGTAGACGTGAACGGATAACCGTCAACCATCCTATCATTTACCGTATAAGTACCACCAGTGCCAGTACCACAATTGTTACGGGTAAACGTACGTGTATAAGTACCGGTATATACAGGCACCTTCTCGCACTTACCTTTCACGTTAGCCACATCCTGACCTTGAGCCTCGACGGCGGCCTTAGCCTTATTGTTGGCGTCTTCCTGAGATACGGTAGACCTGAAATCTCCTGTCACCATAGTCTCATCCACGACAACCTTGGTGCCGTATTGGGTCTCATCACAGTTATTACGAGTGAACTCCTTATTATACCTACCGTAGTAGATCGTCTTCTCCTTACACTCACCTTCTAGGTTGGCTTGTTGCTGGGCGTTAGCCTCAAGATCGGCCTTAGCCTTATTGTCAGCATCCTCCTGAGAGATAATAGAGAAGTACTTACCAGCGGCTACAACATAAGTATAAGGGTGACCGATATGGAACTCATCGCAATTGTTTCTAGTGACTGTCTTCTCCATCCTTACGTTATAGTAGACGTTAGTCTGACAGTCGCCACGCTCGTTGGTGATAGCCTGACCTTGCGCCTCGACAGCGTCCTGCGCCAGCTTGTTGGCGGCATCCTGCGATACCGTAGAAGTGAACGGATATCCAGAACACATCTTCTCGTCCACAGTGAAGTCAACAGGAGTAGAACCCTCAGGGCAGTTGGTTCTCTGGAATACCTTGGAGTACGATCCGGTAAATACCGGTATCTTCTCGCACTTACCTTTCACGTTAGCCACATCCTGACCTTGAGCCTCGACGGCGGCCTTAGCCTTATTGTTGGCGT